ACAAGGCCGTGCTCCTGGTATGGCTTTCTTACCTTACTGTTCTCTACCTGAGTTAGAAGCATGTATGGAGGTATGGTCTTTTATGGAGATGATCCATAGTAGATCATATACTTATGTCATAAAGAATGTTTATTCTGATCCCTCTGAGGTATTTGATACTATCATCACAGATGATCGTATTCTAAGTCGTGCTGCCACTGTTACTGAGTCCTATGATGACTTCATTAATGAAGCACAGCAGTGGGGACAGAGTAGTTTGTGGAGAGATATGGACTCTTCATTGAATACATCCTTACCTGTTTTAGAAATGAAAGAGGTCAAACGTAAACTTTATAGAGCAGTTGCCAATGTTAATATTCTGGAAGGCATTCGTTTTTATGTTTCTTTTGCTTGTAGTTTTGCTTTTGGTGAACTTAAGCTTATGGAAGGTTCAGCTAAGATCATATCTTTAATTGCTAGAGATGAAAATCAACATCTTGCCCTCACTCAAAATATAATTAATAATTGGAGGAAGGGTGATGATCCAGAGATGGTTAATATTATGAAAGAAGAAGAGGAGTGGACATATCAGATGTTTAATAAATGTGTAGATGAAGAAAAGAAATGGGCTGATTACTTGTTTAGAGATGGAACTATGATAGGATTGAATGATAAATTACTTCAGCAGTATGTTGAGTGGATTGCAAATCGTAGACTTAGATCTATTGGTTTGAAAGCACAATATGATATTCCAATGAGAAATAATCCACTTCCTTGGACAGAGCATTGGATCTCTTCTAAGGGACTTCAAGTAGCACCACAAGAGACGGAGGTTGAAAGTTATGTCGTCGGAGGAATCAAACAAGATGTCAAAAAAGATACCTTCTCAGGATTCAAACTCTGATGAGATAGAGTGGGATTATGAGGAGATGAAGAAATCTATCATGGATTCTGCCGTGGACTATGATAAATTAGTAGGTGGGTAATTAAATTTTCCCCCTTACATTTGCTTTCAAATAAATGAACGGTAGACTTAAGAAAATTGATATGACTGCAAGACTTGAGCAGATTAAAAGAGGTTTAGGTAATCAGTCATGGTATCCTGAATGGGATGATCGTCAAAGAGGAGCAGCTCAACGCATTCTAAATAATGCACTGGATGTCCTTGATGAGTATGACTATTGAGTATGAAAATCCCTGGTTATATAAAGGTACAAATTTCACTTCTGACGATATTGATGATTTCTTCGGTTTTGTCTACAGGATTATCAATCTACAAAATGGTAGAGAGTACATCGGAAGAAAATACTTTTGGAAATTTAGAACTCCTAAAGGCAAAAAACGAAAAGTAAAATCTGAATCTGATTGGAAAAAGTATTATGGGTCTTGTCCAGAACTTAAAGAAGAAATTGAACAACTGGGTAGACAGAACTTTAGCAGAACTATGCTCAGCTTACATAAAACAGCTGGCAAAACAAACTTCGAGGAAACGAGACAACTCTTTGTTAACGGAGTCCTCACCGAGTCTCTTGACGACGGAACGCCGAAGTACTACAATAGTAACATCCTCTCCAGATACTTCAGAAAAGATTATTATGAAACTTGACACAACTGATCAAATCGTTGCTCATAACAGAGAATGGGCTATCGATAAAGTAGAAGCGGCAGAATTGGTAGGTGATAAGATAGCAATCTATGCAGAGTTTGAAGATTGGATTGAATTGGATGACGTGGAAAATCTTGAAATTATTTCTATAGAAAAGGAACCTGAAAATGAAGATAGGATTTAATTGTAGTTCTTGCGATCTATTCCATGCAGGACATGTTACAATGATGAAGATGGAGAAGCAGTTGTGTGACTATCTTATAGTTGCACTTCAGGTG